TCACGATCGAGGGTTATGAAGCAGCCAAGCGGCCTCGGCCTCCCGGCGGGCGACGAGTCCCGGCAGCACTTTCCCGCCGCCAAAAACCCATCGGCGCAGTTCCGTGCCGGCCGCTAACCAGTCGCGCTGGTTTATTCGTCGCCGCAGTGTGGAGGTCTGTAAACGCCCTGCTCCTAAATTAAAAGTGAAGTCAACGATCGCCGCCAAACGCGAATCGGGCTCAGTCGCCAAGACCGGACAATACCGGAGCGTGGCGTTCGCAGCGGTCATCAGGTCATGCGCCAGATAGACATCACCTTCTTCCACAGAGATCGGTGGATGCTTCGGATCACACAGACGACCGTAGCCAATCGTCCAATAGCCAGCTGGACAGATATACGGATGGGCGCGCCCAGGATCAGCCTTTGGAACGCGATGAAACCCTTCGAAGCGCTTGGCCAGATCGATAGCCAATTTCGGCACTTCGATCACGATCGAGCCCGATCGAAAACACGCCCGAGGAACCAGAAGTTGAGCACGCCAGCCCAAAGCGCCTGATCGGCCTCAGTCCAGGCATGCAAGATGGCCTCGCCCCAGGCAGCACCAGCCGTCACTGCGGCGGCGAACGCTGCTGTCTTGGCAGCGCAGTACAGGCCCATGAACCAGTAGGTGATGACGGGGCGAACGCTCGCAGAAAGAGCGTCGACCCAGTTCACCCCAGAAGGACGCCCCTGAGCGGTCACCGCCTCGCGTAGCGCCTCGATAGCGCCGACATTCCAAGCGGCTTCGGCCGCCGCACCGATCTCGGCCATATGCTGGGCACCGCGTAACTTCTCGAACTCCAGCGCCTTGTCCTGCATGGCGAGTTCGTGCCCGCGCTCGCCCTTTCGGTCGAGCCACTTCAGGATCTCGGGAGCCAAGCGAAAGGCGCCTCCGAGAAGGCCTCCGAGCAGCGTCTCGATCATTGGGAGCCTCCCATCAGCTTGAGCTTGATAGCGGCGCCGACCAGCAGACAGGCCAGAATGCCCGTGGTCACCACCCGGATGGCTGTCTGCCAAGCCGTATGTCTGGCATCTCGCCAGGCATCAAGGAGCCCACGCAGTTCGCGGATGTCGCGCGCCGCATGGCCGTTTTCCAGGCCCAGATGGGCCAGACATCTTTCTGCACCTCGTTCGGCGGCACGCGTCAATAGTTCATCAAGGTCCTCCTGGCGCATGCTGAGGATCAATGGATGCTGGGTTTCATCGGTCAAGGTTTTCTCCAAAAAGAAAAAGCCCGCGCTGGCGTGAACCAGGCGGGCCGGAACAAGAAATTTCTTGGTACTAGGCAGCGACTACCGGAATGGGGAACGGCTTTGCCTTATGGCTGCCATCTGCTGGGGTCGGATGCACAAAACCGAACACATCCTTGCGGGCATCCGGGAGGTCTCCCTCGATGTAGACCGGAACTAGCCCGGTGAGGAACTCAATTCCTGCCGCGAAAATTGGCAGTGCATCTGAATATGCGTTGTTGCACGACACCTCCCACAGTGGCCCCTCCAAGAACATGCAGGCTCCTTTGCAGATTTGGAGCATTGGACAGTTCGGACATTCAGATCGATGCGACCAATGGGTAGCGGTTCGGAGGGCCACCTGATCGAGTTGGCTGGTGTGCCCAATGCGGTGAGATTCACCATTCGGAGCCAAAGCAGTGGCGCTGACGTTCTGACACGTAAGCACATTACCCTTGAGGTCCACGGCAATGGAGTCATGCCGATCCATGCCGCACTTTTGTCCCAGGCTGGATGCCGGCCTTTTGAACCTCAGCGAATTGACGAAGGACGTCACCCGATCCCGAACGCTTGCAATGCGGTCGGCCTTTCCATTCCGGATGTCGTGAAAAGCTTGGCGTCTGAATGAATGGAATTCTTCAGGTCGAAGCGATTGGCTGATGCCGCCTGAGTCATAGGCATCCACAAAACCGCCCTCCCCGATATGCACATCGGAGTCGCCAGTCAGTTCGACAAAAAAAGACTGGATGGCTGCTCTTGACTGGTTTTCACGATTGAGCATCGCGTTGAAGCTGAAACGCTCTTTCGGAGCCAATCGACGGTACAGGTCGAGGATGGCCGCCCTGGAATCTGGCTCTGCCAATGGGTCAGGACCACGCACATGCTGGCCAGGCCCATCGTGCGAGACGCTGACGGTGAAACCCAGGTCATCAAGCCACTGGTTGGTCGACGGACTCAGAAGAGATCCGTTGGTGATCACAGAGAACCTAGCCTCAGGATATTTCTCTCGTAAGGCCTGTGCTAAAGGTCGGAGCGTCTTGATGTAGACCAGCGGCTCTCCACCCCAGAATTCGATGGCCTCTGGCGGACTCATGACCCAGTCCTTCAGTGAAGCAAGAAAGCCATCGACATCCTCCGGGTTCGTGTCCACATTGCGGGCCACGAAACGCTGAGAACAGTATTCGCAGGCGTAATTGCATGACAAGCCGAGTGAGATTTTGAGAACGCGCGGGGACGTTTTACCCAAGGGAGTGTCCTTGCTCGTCACCGGCGCAGACGCTGGAGTGCTCCGCAGTGATGCATCGACCGTACGAACCAGCGATTGCCCGTGAAGGTCGGTCAAGCTGGAATCCGAATTGTCGTAGTGCAGTGGCACCACCTCATCCGTGCGTGGATCGACCGTGGTGATCAGGAATTTAGCCATTGTGTCTTTCCACCTTGATGTTGAGAAGTACCTGCATGAAGGGCGCATCTCCCATGTAGGTTTTTTGAAAATGAACGGCACGGGCATCAAATGCCACGAGTAATCCCCTGTGAGGCTGTATCCAGTACTTGGCGTGTGTTTCCCACGGCATCAGACGGCCATACCCCACTGGCACCGGATGCCCTTGGGCGGTGGTGTTCACCGCCCCGTTGAAGCTGTAGCTGGGCTTGTTTTCGGGCCGCTCGGACGGATCAGGCGCCTTGGGCGTGGGCGCGATCATCTGGGCGACGCCTCCCAGCACCATCGAAGTGCCGATCGAATACAGGGTGGTCTGCGAAAGAAACGATCCGGCAGCGGCCCAACCCATCGGGTTCCACCAGGCGACGGCGATCAGCGCCACGCCCAGCAGGATTTGACCCAGGCCATTGCTGCCGGCCCCGGAGACGACCGGCGCAATGGTGATGCGCTGCTGACCGGTCGGCTCATGCAATTGGTCAAGCGAGAGTGCGTCTCGCCCAGCCAGTACGCGATAGCCGACACCGCGCTCGCCAGATGCGACCAGTTCGCGCTCAAAGGAGGGAAAGTTGGCGCACAGCGCGCGTACCGCCTCCGCAGCCGAAGCAATGGCCAAGCGGTGCCGGCGACCGAATCGCTTGGCGAGTTCACCTAGAAGAATGACCGTGACCATACCGAAGAACGTGGGTTGTGACTTTTTGCCAGTAGCCGCCGTAGACATCCCGGCTGGACAGCCGGCCCTGCAAGTGATGCAGGATCAGACCGTCGCCGAGGTACACGGCGGCATGGTTGGGAACGGGCGATGCCACCTGCATCAGGAAGCAGTCGCCCGGCAGCAGATTGCGCAGGTCAGCGAAGTTGACGACCTCAAAGCCGACCCGCGAAAAGTTGTCCAGGTAGAGGTTTTCGCCCCGCTTCCACCAGTCATCGAACCGGGCAAAGTTGGGAAGAAGCACGCCGCGCTCGCTGCGGAACCAGTCCCGCACCAGCGAATAACAGTCCAGAACGCCATGGGACCATTCCCGACCGACCAGGGGCGCAACAAAGCCGGTCGGCTCAATGCGGACCCAGTCCTCGCTGGGGATCCCCACGATGTGCCACGGCAGACCACTGGCTCCACAGGCGACACGGTCGGCCTGGCTGGGCTCGGGCGACGTCCCTGGGTGGCTGTGTACCACCCCCACAATCTCGCCTTCCCTGTCGGCCGCTGCGTAGTCCTCGGGGTGAATCACGAACTGGTCGGTCCCCACGCCGATGTTTCGGCAGCGGGCGTAGACCTCGCGGCCCTTGCGGATCACGAGCAGTCCACAAGCCTCGCGCGGGTACTCCGCGCGGGCGTGCTCCAGCGCCAGCGCCTTGTTCTCGGCGAGCATCAGCGGATCAGACCCGCAGCCGGAAAGCCCCCGAATGAGAGCTCGGCGTGTTGTCCAAAGCGCGCCTGGCAAGACGACAGCCGCTTGCCGCAGACGTCCTGGCCACTCCCGCCCACCGCCTGATCGTTTGCATCGAAGTACGCGGAGCCGGTGTAGCCACACTCACTGCCGCGATATCTCCAGGGGCAGACGTTCTGGACGATCTGCCGACGCGGCAGGGAAACGCCTTCCAGATCGAACGAGGCAGCCAACTCGAATTCGACGACATCCCGGGTTTCGCGGGACTTGCGGTCGACGTAGTAAATGTCGTCCGCGAATTCGGCGGACCGGTCGGCGCTCGGGTTCACTGCGCCTGGGAAGTTCACGGCGTCCAGGTACTTGGCTAAGGTGCGCTTGCGGGTGATTTTGGCGCCGATGAGGTCCTGATAGCTCAGCATCAGGGCCGTGATCGAGCCGGTGACGTTGGCCACACGCAGGCGTGGCCGCGGCACCTGACCTCCACCATTCAGCTCAAATCCCTCCACCTGGATCGGAAAGGCCTCATAGGCATTGCCCTGCCAGACAACCCGCTGCATCAGCGCGTTGGTGCCCGCATGAAAGCGCACCGGACCCTGCCCGAACAGGGAAAGGTCCAGCACGAATAACTCGATCACGGCGCTGGGCGCGAGCTTCTGGATCTCAGACGTGATCGCCAAAGAGGTGGACGGCTGCGTCATGACAGATCAAACACTTGCTTGAAGGTTGCGCGCACCGTCTCGACGTTGGGCTCGTCCACCGACCGGCTCCATTCCTCGCACGTGAACTTGCCAGAGGTTCCTGCCGGTGATACCCAGTCAAAGGCCTGGACGGCACCACGGGCACGCAGAAAGTTATCGATGGCGGCCGCATCCAAGCTCGTGCGGCCGCGAAACTCCAACGTCCAGACCTCGGGCTTGGTGTTGAGGCCAAAGGCAAGCCGCTGCTCGTAGCCGTCGCCAAACGCCACGCGGCGCACATTGGGACGCAGGGCGACGCTGGCACCGACCGACGGTGTCCAAGTGAAGGTTGCCATTTACAAGGCCCTTCGCGCATCCAACAGGCCACCCGCACGCTTTTGCGCGAGCATCTCTTGGCGTACCGCGCTGGCGATCGCTTTGCCAAGGTCGCGGCCACCTGCGTCATCGCCGCTGGCAGCGGCTCCGGCGTCCGACACGCTCACCGAGATGTTGAACACGTCACCACCGCCGCCGCCAGACATCGTGACCGGGATGCTGCGGCCGTCCGGCAATGGCACATAGGCCTCATTCATTCGGCCCTCGCCAAACAGCGCCAGTTGCGGTCCGGTAGCGATGCCTCCGTTGGCGTACTGATTGAGGGCAAGCGGTCCCATGTTGCTCATGATTCCGCCGTTGGCCGCCGTCATCGTGATGGGCACCACCTGGGAGGCGGGAGCACCGACCGTCGCGCCTCCAGTGCCACCAAATGCAGAACCGATGAGCGAGCCGAGCCAGCCGGCCAATGGCCGCGTGATGCTTTGCTGAATCTGAATGCGGATCATGTCCGAAATGATGGAATTGGCCAGGGAGCGAAAGTCCAGCTTGCCGCTCATGACAAAACTCGTGAGCGCATCAGTCATGCCGTTAAAAGCCCGGGTCGTCGCCGACTCCATTTGCTTGCCCACCTGCTCAGCTTCCTCAGCCACGGTACGCAGGGCCTTGGCAAATCCCGCCTCGGGGTCGGACAGTTCCTTGGCGCGCTGCGTCAAAAGCGAGGCACCGTCTGCGGCTTGGCGCGCGGAGTCCTCAATCTTTCGCAGGGCGTCGGCGAGCTTCTCGTTGCCAGGCGCTGCCTGCGCCAGTTCGCGGGCCTGCTGCGCCAGTGTGGCCAGTTGGGTTGCGCTTTCCTGGCGGGCACTGGCCAGGCGACGTAGCGAGTCGAGTTCGCTGATCGCACCAGACTCCCGAAGCGTCTTGATCTGCTCTTCGACCGCTCGAAGTTCGTTTTGGCCCCGCGCGGCTTGCTCTTGCAGGTCCTTGAGCGACTCACCGGGCAGGCGAATCTGACGCTCCAGGTTGGATTGCTGGGCGTCACGCTCGAGTTTCTGGCGCTTGAGGATGATCTCGCTCAGCTTGTCCTGAAGCTTGAGTCTGTCCTGCACAGTCTTGGCCACCGTATCCAGACCGTGGCGCAGGATCGACTCTTCATCGGCCGACAGGGCACGCAGCTTGTCGGTAAAGTCCTCCTGGGCAGCCAGCCTCGCATCGCTCGCCTCCTTGAAGCTCAGGTACCCCTGGCTTTCGTAGAGGTCAATGATGCGTTGACGGTCTTTGAGGATGCCGCTTTCGACATCGACCAAGCCTTGCAGCCGCTTGATGTCACTGTCGATGCCGGCCATGGCATTGGCCGTCAACTTGTCAGAGGCCGTGTTGTAGTTCAGGCGTTTACGCGGCGCCGCGGCTTCTGTGGCGGTGTTGGCAGCGTCGGTGCCTTTTCGGATGTCCTCAAATCGCTTGGTGACCGCGTCAGCCAACAAGGGCATGTCCCACAGATCAACATAGTTCTGGTTGGCCTGTGCAACAACGGCGTTTCGCTTATCGAGAGCTGCCTTGAGCCGCGCCCGGTTCTCCTCCGAGAACGGATTCATGCCCTCACCGCCTGCCAAGAAGGTCCCTGCCAGCTCGATATCGGCCCAGACCGCCTGGAAACTGCCGATCACCGCCCTTACCGTGCTGCCGATACCGCGCAGGGCATCGATGACCACGGCGATGGCGTAGGCCGTCTTTTCAGCCCAGTTGGTGAGCGTGCCGTCAGAGCGAAGACGCTGGACACCGTCCACCGCGTTGTCCGTACCCAGAACCACGTTCTTGAGTTCCTGGTACAGCACCGACATCGAGGGAATGGCGGAGGTGACCAGGGTCTGCGCCACGAAGTTCGATTCAGCGCGCATACGCCCCATGGCCTTGGATGCGTTGTCAGCCTCCTCAATCTGCTTGGCGGTCAGCCGGATATTGAGGTCTTGGTTTTCAGCCAGGTCTTTGAGGAACGGGAGCATCGTTGCACCGGACTTCCCAAA